CCCGGGGCTCACTCAGGAAGGTTAAACAACCTGAGGGTAATGAGCGTCCGGGAGTGGTTCCGGCCTAGCGAGCTAGGACCAGCACCTGCCGTGCGAACGGTGGATGTCCCCAATGATTGCCACGAATCACAATGAGAATTCGGGCGCTATGTCTGGGCCCAAACAGACGGCGAAAGCCAACCGTTTGGCCCGTGACAAGGCGCGCAAAATCTCAAAGTGGGACGCGCGCAATGCGGTTAGAGACCAGTGTGACGCTCAAATTCGCGACCTTTCCCGTCGCATTGAGGAGCTGCAAGAGTTTCCGCCCGTGTCGTTGTCCGGACCTGAACGCGAATTGTTGCTGTCGAATCTCTCTTCTCAGGAAGCCGCCCTGCTCCAGCAGCGGGATCGGTTGAAGAGGGACCCTCGACCAACAGTGACCTCATCCTCCATGGGAGATCAACTCCGCCACGGTGGCGGGGACTCCTGGACTGATGAGGTTATTCGCCGTTCTGGTGGTTCAGACTTGACCAGAGAAGCCTACATGGCTGTCTCAAAACGGGCGGTTCTTGCGGCCTTCGCCGCGGCGGGAGTGACAAAGAAGGAGGCGGAACGGTCTGTGGAATACCGACTTGCAACGCTAGGTTCTCATGGTGAACCGGGCGCGCTCCGCGCTTTGAAGAAACGGTCAGGCGAACATCGCGGCCGGTGGGTTAACCACCAGGCCGGCGAACGTTCTGCCCAACTGTCATTCATCGGGCGAGCGCTGCCCCCGGGATCCAAGGAGGACCGCGTGCAGGCCGTGCTACAACACAAGGCCGATCTGACTTCGACTTTCGTCACTAGTCCGGAGATTCTCGATCGCGCCAAGAAGTTCGCACGCCGGTGGGCTGTGAAGAGGTTGAAGAAACCATCGGAGTTGTTAGGTCCGATGGCTTGGCCGTCCGCGAGCTCGTGCCTCGAAAGGGGCGCGGGCCGCGGCGGCCAGCTTCGTCATCTCCTCGCTACACACAGCTTCGACGACCTCCCGGTTGTCCTGCCTGAGGACAGGGCCGGGGCGGTCGCCGGAGTTGAGTGTCGGTTCATCCAGGCAGCTCTGAAGGAGCTGTCTGAGATGGACCAGCCCCCAGCGCGCGTGACTTGCTTGAGCGAAAGAGGTCTAAAGACTAGGGTCGTGACTGTGAGTCCTGCATCCTGCCAAACCCTTGGGCATGCTGTCAGGAAACGTCTACTCAGGGCTCTCAAGGCCACACCCGGGGCATTTGCCCCCCTGACCGGAGCTAGTTCTTCGGAGATTGGCGATCTGCTGCTCGGTGGGGCCGGCGACACTCTCGTGTCGACGGACCTCACCAGGGCGACAGATCTGCTGCCCCTCGACTTGGTCGCCTCCATCGTGGAAGGCCTCGTGGCGTCGGGTCGGCTCTCGGCTGTCGAAGCTGAAGTCCTGCGGATCCTTACGGGTCCACAGAAACTCCAGTACGGCAACGAGACCTTCCTTTCGTCGCGCGGCATCCTGATGGGGCTGCCCACTTCGTGGTGCATCCTTTCTCTGATTCACTTGTTCTGGTTAGAGGAGGCTTTCATAGCCGCTCGCATCCCTCGCCGACTCCGGCGCTACGCGATCTGCGGAGACGATGCTCTCGTCCTTACGAATAAGGATGGGAAGAACCGTTACCGCCAGATCGTGACGCAGTGCGGAGGCCAGGCGAGCGATGGCAAGCACTATGAAAGCGAAGCAAAGCCCGGGGGCACGCTGCGTGGGGTGTTCCTCGAGAAACTCTACGACTTCACCCTCGATCCGACCACTAAACTGGTTTGTCGGAGCACATTGTGCCCCGTCATCCCAGTGAAGGGGTTGACGTCGAGGTCGTTGCCGCGTGAGTATTTCGGAGACCACCCGGTGCGGTGCGACTCGTACGCGATGGTCCAAATCTCTGTGCTCGACCTTTTGGGTCGGGAGGAGGCTTGGGTGCCAGCGTGTACTCGTTACATCGCGCGCGCGTGCCCGTGGCTTGGGAGCTATGCGAAGACGCGTCTGACGCTCGTACCCGGGCACCCTCTCTCGGTGGGGGGTTACCGATTCGCCAAGCGCACGGCCGCCGGAGACGCCCTTGCCGCTCAACTCATGTCTTCCGGACGGTCCTTCACGATGTCGCTCTCGAAAGAGGCGGACCCGTGTTGGGCCAGTTCGGTTGAGATGGGTCAGAGCGACTTGGATCGCCTCCGGAGGGCCGGACGCCTGATCGATGTCGGTTTCCTACCGCCCCTCGGCTGGGACTGTGAAGGGCCCCTCATGGAAGGTCAGTCAAGACTTCCTGAGTTCTTCTTCACGTCTCGGCGCGAGGAGTACGAGATGGCTGCCACCATGGATATGTTCTACCAGCTCAAAGCCTTTAGCGACCGGCCCGCTGAGGTGTTCAAACTGCGTGCTCGTCATGCAGTTAAACTCCTCAACAGGCTCCGTGCCGCTGGAGCTAAGAGCCCGCAGTTCATACCCGTGGGGTACCGAGCGTCAGACTTCCTGATTGCATGGAAACCTCGTGTTACCACGGGGATCCAAGGCAGCAGGGACAGGCCATCACACTCTCTACCAATTCGCCAACGAGCCCGCCAGGGGACTGTCGAAGCCAACCTTACCAATAGGTTCGGATGGTGCAAGACAGCATTCCTGCCGGGACGTTCTACAACTGTGGAGCAAAGCTGATCACGTGGTCAGCGGCGCTCAAGCAGTCGGAGGTCCTTTGAGGTTTTACCTACCTCGGG